CCATCTTTTACTTTTATGTCTGTTAAAAGTGGAATCACTTATAGTCCCTCTCTATAATCATTTCTATAAAATGCATTGCTTTCAATAGATCTTGTTTCTTTCCCTTGTCACGATGTCTTATAATATATTTTATAGCACACCCTTCCGGGTATAGCAACTCGTTCGCAACTATGAACTTACTCGGCTGAATCTGATACCTAGTGTAGTGAGATCCTCCATGCTGCTTATCCCAAACACCTACATTGTTATTTTTGTTCTGCTTTTTACTAGCCATAATGTTTCCTTTGACCTAGAACACGCAACAAACTTCATACGTCTTCTTACAAAGTCTTCCTCCTTTTTTGTTAATGTTAAATCTAGAACTACATGGTCAAACTCTTTACCTTTGATTGTGTGAATATTCTCAACAAATATTCTTTTCTTTTCTAGATCTCTGTTTTCACTCACTACTTTCTTTATATACTCTCTCATCGCCGGAGATTGTGTTACACAAATATCTTGAAAGTCTGTTGTCTTTTGTACACCAGGCACTAAAAAACCTTTTTTGATAAGCCAGTCTAATCCATAACTACCTCGTGAGACCTGTTCGATCTTTTTACTATTATGATTAGGGCCTCTGTAATCTGGGTGAACACTCTTTAATAATTTTTTTAGATTACTAAATGGAATCATCTCTCCCATATGTAAGTTGATAAAAGCTCTTTGATTATTTATTTCACCACTAGGATATGTAAAATCACGAACTCTACTGTTAAATGGTATAGCAAAAGGTAGACCAAGACGAATTAAATATTTTATAATATCGATGGGTTGTCCCCCACGATAAGTAAAGACTGCAGTCTGTTTTGTATTGAGTAAAAGATTATCTAAATCCTCTAGATATGGATCTTGATGTAAACTAGACAACTCATAGATTGCTCCTTCAGCTCCCTCCTTTGGTAACCACTCTCTTGAATACCCGTAGTGATCCCACACTGGTTTAATAATATTTTTACAATACTCGTTTACTGTGCGAGGACATCGGTATCCTTGCTTTAATTCTATTTCAGGATGGGCAAACTCTTTGTGGAATGAGTCTGGATCTGCCCCAGAAAATTCAAATATGGATTGGTCTGGGTCGCCTGCTTTATAAAATAAGTCTACATTTTTTGACATCGATAGTTCAGCTTTTCTTTGCACAACACTAGAGTCCTGTGCTTCATCAACAATTAAAACTTTAATGTGACGACATTGATCTTGTGCTTCTTTTGACTCTGCAAAGTCTTCTATCATATCTTGAAAATCTAATATTTTTGCGGTCCTTAAATTTACTTTTTGATTTATTTTAAAGCCATTGTAGCTAGCGTATAATCTCTCTAGTTCATCAAGAGTATATTTGTAATGATCCTTCTCTTCAAAAGATAGTTCCTTGTAGAAATCATAAAAGGACATACCATGATCTCTTGATCGACTCATGTATTCAAAGAAGGGGTGAAATTTAAATAATGAATCAACAGATTTAAAATTTCTTTCACGAGTAAACTTATTAAACAATGGAAATAAATTTATTAATATTTCGTAATCTTCAATTAAAAATGCTTTACCTTTTATTTTAGTTTTGCAAAATGTGTGTATTGTGCTGACATGATCATCTAAAGTTTTCTTGGACTCTTGAATTATTTTAAACAATTCAAGATTAGTTTTATTTTCTTTACAATAGGCCTCGATTGATTCTGGCTTTTTAATCTGTTCACGTAAATGATCTGAAGCTGCATTCGTATGCGATATTAACTGTATATTTATTGGACTGTATTTTTCCAATAGTTCGTAATACTTATGCACTAGAGTTGTTGTTTTCCCTGTCCCAGGCGGCCCTGCTATTCTAATTTTTTTCATTAAATCCTATTCTCTTTGTATTTGTAATATTTATTGCACGCTCCTCTGGTAATTTAATTCTAGACATATCCGGATTTTTTATTTTAAAATGAACACAAGACACTCTTTTGTCTGCTATTTCATCTTTAACGTAGCCATGCACTTCTTTACAGTTCTCAGGATCATCTTTTTCAAAAGCTTGTTTTAACAACAAAGCTATACTCCGTTCGTCTGTTTCTTCGTTTTTATCTTTTAAATATTGTCTAAGGTTTTTAAATTGAAACCATACTTCCGTGTCACTCGAGTTTTTATTTTTCTTAACGTAAACACTACCTCTTTTAACATCTATCTCTTTGTAAGATGTTAAAGAGTCTTCAACAAAGTCGTAGAACACATTTTTAAAGTTTTCAATTTTGTTTGCAGCTGCAGGAGCTTGTTCATAATTCATGTTTGCAAGTCTTACATACTGGTGTTCTAAAAACTCACCTGGTTTCATTTTCATCACTGGTAAGGGTAAAAAATATCCCATGTTAGCTAACTTGTTGACATATTTATTTTTGTCGATTAAGTCTTCACCAGACATAATGACTGTGACACGTTGTGTTCCTCCATTAGATGTTTGCACATCAATGCTTTCATAGTATTTTGGTGGATGAGATTCATACTTTGTTAATGTTCCAAAACTTTCTCTTGCATCTTTTAATTCTTTTGCCTCTTCCTCGTTAATACCATAGATATTAAACTTACAGCTTAAAGCGTTGCAGTATTTTTTTATTGCTGGTCTTTTACACAAATACTTATAATCTTTTTTAGATGAGGATTTTAAAACCGTATTCTCTAACTCCTTATCAGGTAGAGGATCTTCCATGTACTCAGGTGTATTTATTTTTTTTAAAATTGCTTCTGCTGTATCAAGATTTTTAAAGTTTTCTGTTCTCTTTAATTCTTTCTCCGCTCTTTTTACGAACGTCATTGTATGTAATAAAAAATCGCTACGTCCAATATCTGCTGGTATTTTTCCGTTAAGTTCTAGACAACCTTTAATGCATGGTATTAACAGGTCTTGGAGTAATGGGGTTTTGTCTTTTGCTTTTTGTCTCTTAACTATCTTTACATCTTCAGCCAGGTATACACCTAAATCATCTTGTGCATATTTTTTATGCATTTCAAAAAACTCTTCTAATGTTGCAGCGTCTCCATTTTCTTTCCAAGCATACTGACTACCTTCTTCATGATTGTAGTATGGCATGTTTAACCAAGATCCACAGTCCTTACCTTGTAGTGTTGTTTGTTGTGGATAGAGTTTATCCATCTTGTCTGCCACACCAAGTTTTGCTGCAAACTTTCTAACAACTTGTTGAACTTCATCTGCTTGTGCAAAATTTTTCATAAATAAAAACAGATGAGCTCCACCGCTTTTTGATCTAATTGGTACTAATGGTAATTTTAATTTGTGTATTTTTTCGATTATGTCTGTGTAATCGTGGTCGTAAAGATCAATATCAATCATGCCCCACTTACATGTGCCATCATCTTTAAGAGGCATGATACCTAGTCCTGGCCCTTTACCATCTAAATGGTTTTGCCAAAGTTCCGTGTTCGGTCTACCTCTGATAACTCGATTCTTACCCTCTATTTTTATAGCGGTTCGATCTTTTATTCTTTCAAAGGTGCCGTAGGCACGATCTAAGCCCTCAAATATCTTTATAAATTCCTCAACCATAAATGTCAGTGGGGCGACTCCAGTCTCCCATCGTCGCCCCGACTTCCTCGCTACGAGAAACTATAAAGTTATTCCTTGTTTTCTAGTCTCTTCAGTCTCGTGTTTAGCCTCGACATTTCCTTTAGCAACGCTATTACTAAAGTCCTTGGCGATTGTATAAACACCCTGATCAGTGATTGGTCCAACTTTAGAAACATCCCAACCAAACCATGTACCCTTGTCATTAGACTGTTGTACAGTTTTTAGTTTATAAATGTGGCTGTATGTTGGCGGAGTAAACATTCCGTTTTTACCCTGCATCTTAAGACCCATCATCATTGAGTTCCATTTTCTACTCACTTTTAATTGAGTAGCTTTCATGGATATCAATGCTGTTGTTGGGTTTTTGCCGAGCACAACCACAAAGTGACTAGCTGTATTTTCAAGATAGTTGCCATTAGCAAGTCTATCTTTATTAAACTTGTCCCTTGAAGTTTTAGGTAAATCATCCCCAGCTTCGTATATCTTAACTGGAGCACCTTGACTCTCACCTCTGTCTTGCCATTCGATGTGTTGTCTTTTGTAATACACCGGAACGACATCTATCCCCTTCTCCCCGTCAAATATTTCATTTGTAACGGTGTTAATAATCATGCCAGGTTCTGCCCCCTCGACATATTTAGCATTACGCTTATTAACTTCGGGTGATAGTTGGCCAAGAACTTTTAAGAACGGAAGTGCAAGGTCTTCTTGTGTGATGTTTGCAATGCCTTGACCTGCATCAGTTTCAAACATATTTGCACTTATCTCGTTTTTCTTTCTTGTTTGTACTTCACTCATGTTTATTGTTTCCTTTTTATTGTTGTCTTATTTCCAACAAAGATGTTGAAAATTTCCGTTGGCATTTCTTTACCTGCCTCGATACGCTCACGGACGAGCGCTTTCAGAGTCATGGGTTCGACCTTCAGCTTTTGCTTAGGTTCTAAACCCTGACCCCTCGCAAGGTTGGCATAATCAGCCGCCTTGTTATCCTCGTTACGACCGAACGATACGGATATCTCATTTTTGATTATATCGCCCAGGCCATTCTCACGAAGCCAGTTAAACGCCGCTTCTTTATTTGCTTGTGTAATAGTGGCGCTGTAATTTGTTTTAACTTCAACGGATGATCCGTCTTGAAGTTTTAGAGAAGATAAGCCCATCTCTGATAGCATTGTAGGTATTATTTCACCTGACAAATACTCTAGATGTTTTTTCTTTTCTTTGATTTGTTTCTCGTCTAGCTCGATGGCTTTCTCTACTGCCTGCAGTTCTTTTATCTTATCTGCAAGTTTATTAATATTGGTTGTTCTATCCAATACCTGTTCTTGATCTTTCTCAAAGTCGATCGTGTTCATTGTTCTTTGCTCCTGTTCCGTAAACATCAATCTCTATTGGATAGTATCTTTTTTCTTGTCTATCCCACTTCAAGAGATTGAATCTACCATTTGTTGTTTCTGATATCAAACAGCAGACTACACCTATTATAGCAGGATCACCTGTTAATAACAAGTAGTCTGTTGGTCTGAAATCTTTTAAAAGATTTTTCAGTTTCATTATCAGTGGTCCAGGTGAAAAAATCATTTGCGATCTTTCATCTAACAAAAATACTAGTTTGCCATATTCAGCTGCGCCCATAATATTAAATTTAGGACGGCCTTCTCTTGTGCCTGCAATTTCTTGCACGACATAAACTTTAGGCACTCTATCTTTTTTTGCCTCTGAGTAATTTATACTTTCTGTATCTTTCATGCTTGACTAATTAGCAAAATCCTATATAGATGTCAATAGAAAGTTATGAATTATAAATTTAAGATGAAGCCGTATGCGCATCAGTTGACTGCGTTAGAAAAATCTTGGCACAAAGATACGTTCGCATACTTTATGGAAATGGGTACTGGCAAAACAAAGGTACTAATTGATAACTTAGCAATGCTTTACGATAAGGGTAGAGTAGATGGTGCACTAATAGTGGCACCAAAAGGTGTTGTGGGTACATGGTACAATCAAGAGTTGCCTGCACACTTACCTGATCATATAGAAAATGTGACCGTTTTGTGGCGATCGCATATAAATAAAAAACAACAAGATAAGTTAGATGAACTGTTCAAAACGGGTCAAGACTTACATATTCTTGTCATGAACGTAGAAGCGTTTAGCACAGATAAAGGTAAAAACTTTGCAGCTAAATTTTTAAGATCACATAAATCTTTGATGGCTATTGATGAAAGCACGACAATAAAAAATCCAAAAGCAAAAAGAACAAAGAATATTTTAGAGGTGGCTAAACTAGCGCCGTATAGAAGAATTATGACAGGTTCACCGGTTACTAGAAACCCACTAGATTTATATACACAGTGTTATTTTCTAGATCCTTTTCATTTAAACCACACATCTTATTATTCTTTTAGAAATAGATATGCCGTTATGAAGAGTGCAAACATATCTGGTCGTTCTATTAATTTAGTGGTTGGATACCAAAACTTATCAGAGTTATCAGACAAGTTAAAACCTTTTTCATACAGAGTATTAAAAGACGATTGTTTAGATTTACCAGATAAAGTTTATATGAAACGACAAATAGATCTTACACCTGAACAAGTACGACTATATAGACAAATGAAACAAGAAGCACTAGCTACACTAAACGGTAAAACAGTTACAACAGTTACAGCCCTTACACAGATTATGCGACTACAACAAATAACTTGTGGTCACTTTGTTGCTGATGATGGTACGACACAGAATATTAAACATAATAGAATGACAGAACTTATGGACATACTAGAAGAGGTAGAAGGTAAAGCTATTATATGGGCGCACTGGCAGAGAGACGTAGAGTTAATTACAGCTGCGATTGAGAAACAGTATGGTCCGGGATCCGTGGTCCATTATTATGGCAAGACGCTACCTGAACAACGAGACTACGCGATACGTAATTTTAAAGAGAACGATAAGGTTAGATTCTTCGTAGGTACACCAGCAACAGGTGGATATGGTATCACGCTTACCCAAGCCAACACTGTGATTTATTATTCTAACGGATATGATCTTGAAAAAAGAATGCAATCAGAAGACAGAGCACACAGAATAGGGCAAACGAAAAAAGTGAC